ATCAAAGAACAATTAGTTAGACATGAAGGTTTGCGGTTAAAACCTTACCGCTGCACCGCAGGCAGATTGACTATCGGCATCGGTCGCAATCTCGATGACTGTGGGATATCCCAATCCGAAGCCTACGAACTGCTATCCAATGACATTAGTAACTGTGAAGAGCAGCTGTTAGATGAGATTCCTGAAATATACAATCCCCTGGATGAAGTCCGTAAGTCTGTGCTGCTGAACATGTGCATAAGCATCCCACAAAGCCGCTTCGCTCCTTTGCGGGAACCCTGCTACCTCGGTATCAATGGCCCGCTTGGCTTCAAGAATACTCTGGCCTTACATAAATCCAGTAGAAGTTGGGGTTCAGGGAGCCGATCTCCCGATTTGTAACGTGCCAATGATGCGTTGGAAATACCAAATTTTTCAGCAAACTGGTAGTTCTTTAAGTGCATTGTTTTTAAGAGTTTTCCCAATCTCTCGCCAATCTCTTTGTTAGGCATATAACCTCCATAGGGCAACATTATCATTGACATTCTCCATACGGTATCTATCGTTGTCCTGAGACAAGAATAAAAAGCCGTATAGTTGTGTCAATGATAAATTTCGGAGGCTCTTATCCCTATGGCATTCGTGCCGGCAAGTATGAGACCCTTCAGAAAGTTGCTGGAAAAATCCGCCGGACTGCAGAAAGGACTTCCCAAGATATTGGATGCAAGGTATTTAGCACCCTGTTAAAACTAACCAGAGAGGTGAAAATGACCGCGAAACAGTGCAAAAAATCGAGCTGTGAAGCCTGCCAAACGCAGAATGTCCAAGTCCAAAAATATCCACTCGGACTTGGACAAAATAGCTTCAAGCTCTCACTGCGTATAGTATCCGGGCACAATATCCATTCTTTGTGCGAAATTGTGTCCAAGTGCTTCGCAAAATGTCCAAGTCCGTGTCCAAGTCCATGTCCAAGTCCAGGCGAATGTCCAAGTCCAACGGCTGCAGAATGTCCAAGTCCAAATACAGGTAATCGGATTTCATGGGAAGGATATGAAATGGAGAGAGACTTTACGATGATTTGGCTGCCCCTTGCGAGGGTGGCTGAACTGACGGGCAAGTCAGTTAAGACGGTTCGCAGAATGGTGAAAGACGGGGATCTGGTCGCCCTCAACCGAATTGTGCCCAGTGGAAAGAGCCATACCACCAAGACCTTTGTCCTGGCGATCGGCGAACTTCTCGAACTGGAGATCGCCGGCTGCAAGAGCAAGAACCAGCAGGGAATCTGCCTGGATCGGGAGCTGATGGATATCGGCTCTGACAAGCGGAACTGCCTGTTCATCACAGCATATATCAAAGTAGGAAACAGGGAGGATTAATGGAGACACTGGAAGAGATTCTCAGCCAGTACGACATGGAGGAATATGATGCAGATGTGCGGAAGATCGCAGACCTAATCAGGTCCGGAGCCCCGATCAAGTTCACGAAATATGATTCAGGAACGAGCAATACTATCCAGACGGAGAAGAAACGAGCCAAGACCACAAAACCTGCTCGAGCTAAGCCAACTGCTCAGGTAAGCGGGCCGGTAGATGCTCCGAATTCGATTGAGCCGCCAGCGGCCCCTATATATAAGGAAGAGAAGCCGTTGATCAATATGGAAGTCGAAGCGAAGGAACTGCTCAGCTTCATAGGCGAAGCTCAACTCTACGCTCAATTCTGCGAGACGGCATTAGAGAGATTGGAGAATGCCGAGTCCCGAGTCGAGACATGGAAGCAGATAGCCGAGGAATACAACTGCGGCAGCCTGATTCCTGCATTATACAAACTGAAAGGCAATCGCACCGAACGCTCCCTGCGGAAGTGGATAGATATCTATCTCGAAAACAAGCGGGATATGTTCGCACTGATTCACAAAGCCAAGCGGGAGAGGCGAGGCCGGAAAGTGACCTTCCTGGAACAGAGCTTCCTCAAGAAGATACTGCTCAGCCCTCAGAAGGTTAAGATCTATACCGCAGTTAAGACCTTGAAGTCCTTCGCCCGGATGGGAGCTTTAGAATCGCCCAGTTCGATTCCCACACTGGTTCGCTGGTGCCAGGACTATGAGCAGAACAACAAAGCGATCTGGACCCAAGCCCGACTGGGCAGCAAGGCGGTGGCCGAGGATATAGTAAAGACCATCTACCGGGACAACAGCCTGCTCAGCGTGGGCGATGTCTGGGTAGCCGACGGACATACCCTTGCCTTTGATATCATCAATCCCAAGACAGGGAAAGCCCAACGCATGACCATGATCATGGTGATGGACTGGGCATCGAGATATCCGGTGGGAGCGGCACTCGCCTATACCGAGGACAGTCAGCACATTCAGATGGCTTTCCGCAATGCCTTCCTCAACTGGGGAGCGGTGCCCAAGTATGTCTATCTCGATAACGGCAAGGCCTTCAGAGCTAAACTGTTCAATGAGAAGTGGCAGGAGCATGACCTCTCCAGTGACCTGGCGGGTATCTTCCCCAGGTTGGGAATCAAGGTGGCCTTCGCAGAAAGCTACAATGCCAAAGCCAAGATCATCGAGAGATTCTTCAAGACCTTCCAGGAGCAGTTTGAACGCTTCATCAGCAGCTTCCGGGGTGCCTGCATCGACGATAAGCCGGCCACTCTGATGCGGAACGAGAAGTGGGCAAAGAAGATGTTCGAAGGCAAGCCGCCTACTTTAGAGGAAGCGATGCAGATGATCGGCTTCTACATAAGGCATATCTACGGAGAGAATCCGCATGGAGGATTGAACGGCCAGTTGCCTTATGAAGTATTCAAGAACGCTCCGGTGCCGAAAGAGCGCAGAGTGGAGTCTCGCAGGCTTAACTTCCTGATGATGTCCGCAGTGCGTAAAACGCTCCGCAACAACGGCATCACCCTGAACAAACTGATGTACTGGGATACGGCTCTGATGGGGCATATCGGCAAAGAAGTGGTTATCCGATACGATCTGGCTGATCTGAGGTGGATCGCAGTATATGACATGCAGGATAACTTCATCTGCCAGGCAGAGGTCCGCAGGCCGGTTGATCCCTTCATTCATCTTAACATGGATGATCCCATCTCCCACTCAGAGTTCACCAAAGAATACAAATCGATCAAGCGGCACCAGCAGCAGATCGCCAAGCGTACCAAGATGGTGATCAAGGCTTCCCAAGACGCAGTTCAGAAACTGATGAAGCCGCTGCCTGCTCTGCAGAGCAACCCCACTTTCGAACAGGCCCCCATCCTAACCCAGCCAAGCATTGCTGCGGAAGAGATGATGCAGCAGTTGGAACAGCAGGTGATCAAGCAGATACACTTGCAGGAGGAACAGCCCAAACAGGCAGAGGCCCCGGTGATCGAGAATGGTCAGATCATACCTAAAGAGAAGAGCTTCGAAGAGATGCTCGAGTTCATAGGAATCAAATAGGAGGAAAAGTGAAATCCAACAAGCTTGTAATGATCAGTAACGTAGTGGAAGCGGATCAATGTGTCCAGTATCTGTTACGTAGGCCTAAGACCGAAATGGTGGGTCTGGGCATGATCTACGGACGTCCCGGCTTAGGTAAGACCACTTACGCCCAACGCATCGCCTTTCAACGTAACTACATCTATCTGAGACTGGAATCAATGACCACTCCCAAGGCGTTCTCGACCATGCTTTTAACCACCTTGTACCGTAAGTTCGATCTCGGCAACTTTATTCCCACCGGATCAACCAATAACCTCTTCAAGCTCTGTATGCAGATCTTGGATGAGCACCCCGATACGGTCATAATCATAGATGAAATCGACTATGCCTTTAAGCTCGATAAAGTCCTGGGAGCCATCCGGGACATCGTGGATGAGACTCTGACCATCATCATCTTAGTGGGTATGCAGAATGCCAAGGATCGTCTCTCCCAGATAAGCGAGCACTACTTCGACCGCTGCAATGCCTTCTACCAGTTCAAACCGCCCACCAAGACCGACCTGCGGTTGATTGCCGATGAGATCCTGGATGTGAAAGTGGATGCCGCCACCCTCGATAGAATCTTCGAGTATTCCAAGGGCAGCCTCAGGCGGGCCATCAAAATGCTGCACGGTCTTGAGAACGGGAACTTGGACCTAACTCATGACATGATTACCGAGCCGGATCAGGATGTAGCGCAATGACCGTCAAAGACTTGGTTAACAACTTCGTGAGCCAGTTCAACCGTCCCTTTGATCTGAATATGATCTCTAACCTGATCGATAGAGACCCGGAAGAGGTCAAAGCTGTGCTGGTTGAACTGCTCACTGCCGAGCAGATCAGATTGGTCGATCCTGATCAGGGCATCTATGTGAGGAATAATCGGTATCTTACCAGTGTCTGTTATCACCAGAAAGGCAATTGGCAATTCGATCCGATTGCCGCAAATGCTCTGCTTGATCATATCGAACAGGGTAAGTACTTCACAATCAGGGAAGTGGCTAAGGACTTCCCTCGCAGTCGTCAGTGGGTCTATGTCTATTTAGAGGCCTTGGCTTCTATGGAATTCATTGGATACGGAGCAGATGGTTACCGGGTAATTACAAGGAATAAGCTGAGTGAATTGGGTAAAAAAGTAATACCTAGTGCTATCAGCAAGATGATGGACGATTACTTTGCATCCTCTCATGAATTCAATAGGCCTCCCCGGGTTAGGAAAACAAATGATGAGAAGTTGAAGCAATCTCAGGCCAAGAAAGAGCAACGGAGAACCCTGGAAAAAGCTAGACGACAGGCAATCAGAGAAGAGCGGGATCGTAAGTTTCGCATGGAAATGGAAGAGATCGAAAAGAAGAACCAGGAAGCCTGCGAACGTCTCGCAAAAAGATGTAATGAACATATAACCAGACTGAGAAACTCATAATTATAAGGGATTCTATGACACAGGAACAGCGAGAACGGAAACTACGTCAAGAGATTCACGGCCTCAGGGTCAAGAAGTTCCACTGGCCGATCGAAGCATTCAAGTACATTATGAACGGCATGGGTTATGGGGACTCGCTCCGTGCTCTGTCCGAAGATAAACTGATCGAGTTTAAAACAGTGATGCTTAATTATCGCAGGCATGGCCGTCCTCTCGAATACAACTACGATAAGCAGGGCAAGTACATGCATGCCCTGATGAAGCAAGCCGGCTGGACCGAGTCCCAACTGAGAGCATTCACGATAAGTCACTATTCCAAAAGCCACTGGAATCTGCTCACCAAGAAGGAGCGCAGAGCTGTCATCGCTATGTTCCAGTCCTACATCAAGAAACAAGAAATCAATCAAACACCAAATAAACAAACTGATCCTAAGGAGGATTAAAATGAGTAAAGCGAGCAAGCCAGTCAAAGAACGCACCTTAACCGATGCTCAAGGTAGGGAATTCCCTGTGAAGGTGCTGAACACTGAAATAGTGGAAAAGGACGCCGCAGTCAAGAAAGTGATGGACTACGCAGTTAAACTGCAGGAACGCATCATCTCCGACAAACAGAAAATGATCCAGATCATCGAGAACTATCTGAACGACGCTGCTCGCAGAAATGGGCTCGAATGGAAGGGTAATGCCCTGCTCATCAGCTTCGATGAAAAGTACCGCATTGAGATGCGTTTCAGAGAGAAGATTCAGTTCGGGATCGAGCTGCAGCTCGCCAAGCAGAAGATAGACGAGTGCATCAAAGCCTGGTCTGCCGACTCCAATGACAACCTCAAGGCTATCGTCAGCGAAGCATTTCAGGTAGATAAGCGCGGTCAGCTGGCCCGTTACCGCATCTTCGCTCTGCGCCGCTACAAGATCAAGGACCCGGTCTGGAAAGAAGCAATGGAACTGATCGACAAAGCCATCCTGGTCACTTCCACCAAGCAGTACATATCTTTTACAGTACGGGACGAGGCCGGCAACTACAACCGAATCGTGCTGAACTTCAGCGCTCTTTGATACTGTGCCATCCTTATACATCCTAATTTGATAACAGCAAAGGAGTAGAAATAATGGCATCAACAAATATGAATGCGGCAGAGGAGACAATGAGCATATTCAGTAATGATCGTAACTATAGACCTGATGAAGTAGCTTCCACGCTCCGGGTCAGCCGTAACACGGTATATCGATGGATCAGAGATATACTCGATCCTCTGCCTGCCTTTAGAACCAAAGACAACGGACAGCTCCGCTGTACCGGAAAAGATTTGAACAACTACCTGACGAAACACAAGGTACGCCCTGAATATGAGTAACGCCCTGGAGTTCCGCATCAAGCGGGACAACTGCAAAGAAGCCTATCTGAACGGCAAGACCGATCCCACTGAGCTGGCGGTGATCTTCGGCGTCTCCGATATCACCGTCCGCAAGTGGATCAGGTCCGGCAAGTGGGACGAGCTGTTCAAGGAAGAGCGTAAACTCGACCATGAGATCAGCTTGGCCCGCAAGAAGGCACTCATCCAGGCCTTGCGTGAATATGCCAAGAATCCAGCCGATACTGCCCTGCAGAGCCTCGTTTCACTCATTAAGCAGAACCAAAAGGACTCTGAGCCGTCCAAGGAGTTGAACGACTATATCGTGCGCTTCCTGGATCAGGTGACCGATTACATGATCGAGAAAGGACACGAGACCTTGCTCAAGCAGTTTCAGAGCATCGTGATAGACTTGGCCGAGTATTTAAGAACAAGAAATGGATAGATTTTCAACCACGGATATGGTTGCCTCCAAACACACCTCTCAAACCATCCTGCCTACCCTCCAACCAGCGGAGCCGATCCCCCCGGCTCCGCTGCTCCTTCCGGAATCCTCGGGGTTCCCGGCTTACAGCCTGCTGGGGGTTGAGGTGAATCCCGATTATGCCTAAGAAGTTCATTCAGCGGCATAACAAAGCACTGACGGAGATCGCATCCAAAACGATCTCCGTCTTGCCTTTTATAGACGATAATCCTGAAGCTAAAGCTGAACGGATCAGGAGGACAACATCTGATGGTTGGGATGCCTTCTCGTTCTTCTGCCATACCTATTTCCCGCATATCTTCCCCCTACCTTTTTGCCCAGCGCATGAGACCATGTTCGATGAGACGGGTTCGGGCTCAGGCATCATCGCCATTACCGGTTTTCGTGGGCTGGGCAAAACGGTTCTCATGGGAGTGGTCTATCCCATCTGGATGATCATCAAAGGTGAACGCTATGTGATCCATACAGCCGCAGACATAGATCTGGCACAGGAACGGACAGCGTTTACACTTCATGAACTGCAGAACAACAAGCGGCTCACCATCGATTATCCGGAGCTGCAGCCCATGGATGCCTTTGATCTGGACTTCTATCTCAAGAATAAAGCCAGGATACGAGCCAGAAGCATCAAGCAGTCTCATCGCGGAACTATCAATCCTAAGACAGCCAAGAGGCCCGGACTGATTGTTTGTGATGATATCGATAAAGAAGAGAACATGGGTAACCAGACCATCGGCAAGAGACGTATGGAGAAGATCTCCCAGGAGCTTGCCGGAGCTCTCTCTCCGGAAGGAAATGGCAAGATCATCTGGCTCGGTAACCTGGTGCATCCCAATTACTCCATCTGTCAGTTTCAGGAGCTCATATTAAGCGAAATGCGGGCTGATAATCCCGATTTGGACTTGAGATACCAATCAGTGCTGAAAACGCACCAAAAAGCACTTTTACGCTTCTCTCTTGAAGATATGAATGGCAAGTCCATCTGGGAGGAACAGTATCCTACTGCCACTCTCCCAAACTTACGAGCCAAGTTCGGGATGACAGGGTATCAGAGAGAAATGCTTGGACAGCCGGTAATTGAAGGAAACATCTTCAAGAACCACTGGTTCACCAAGTATAGATCATTGCCAGAGCCATCCCAGATGAAGCGGGTCTGGCTTTATGCCGATCCTGCCTGGGGAGAGAAGGGTTGTTTCAAGGCCATCATCTCCATAGGTT